CAAAGATTTCTCTCGAACACGACGAAGGCATGCCGTAAGGCGTACCTCGAATGTGTCGAGGAGGTCCCAGGATATGGAGGTAAGATTACCTCTTACCCGTGGTACCGACCCGAATACCGCGCCCAGAGCCACCCCCCATCCCGCCTTTGGCAGGAGGGAGAGGAACGGCTCCGCGGCAGGGACCATGACTGGTCCCCGCCGCAGGGGAGGCGACGATACCGTGGAGAGCTCTCGCTCTTCGCGCACATTGTTGTCTACAGCTGCACAGTCTTTGTTGACTGTGTTTAAATCAGAGGCTCGTGCCCGGTTGGTTGCCGGGATCGAGTCTCTTACTTTAGCATTGGCTACTGCTGACCCGGAGGGGACGGCGGTGATGAGAGTTTGCCGAAAGGTATGTTCTCACATCGTCGTCCGTGCTTCACACGAAGGTGTGGAGCACGCCCTTTCCCTTTTGGGAAATTGGGCGGGGCGCGCTCGCGCGCTCTTCCTCCAGGGGAAGACCAATGTCTCTAGTATCCCTCCTTTGCGCTTCCTTAGAAGCGAGGCCCGTTCTCAGCCGGATTTCCTGCTTGCGCAGTTTTCCTATCTGAAACGTGCTTTGCCTGTTGCTTCCGAGAGAAAGGTTAACGCCTCTCTTCGGGAGCATAAGGCACGATTGCTAGACCCGTTGAAGACCCCCGGGCCCCTCTTAGAGGGGTTTAGGCACTTTTGTGCCCTCTGGGCTCATCAGAGGCTTCCGGCTAAACCGGAACCCTTTGGTGTCACGGGACTAAGCTCGTCAGCGTGTACTACTCACTCGGTTCGAGTGGGTGGCCACGTAGCACGGGCGAGGGAGATTTTGGAATCGCTCCCCGAAGGGGGCCCACCGACCCGGCCACCAGGCCTGCTTCCGCAGGAGTGGTGGTCAGGCTGGTCGCGGGAGAGGTTACTCTCCCACTGTCGGGCCCTCTATGGGGGGGCGACTCCACCCCTTCCCCAGGCGGTTGCCGTCGTGGTTCGCGAGAGGGGCCTTAAGGCCCGGATCGTGACCAAGATCGACACCGAAGCCTGCCTGTTGGGCCATCAAGCTCGCTTGAGGCTCAAGTTCGGTCTAAAGAGGACTCCCGAGGTGTCCGCGGTTCTCCGCGGGGCACATCGGGAATTCCTGAGCGCCTTTTCGGGCGAACAGGGTTATATCCTCTCTTCAGACCTGACGGCTGCGTCGGATCTTCTTCCTCTTGACCTAGTAGGGTCAGGCGTCGAAGGTCTTGCGCAGTCTGGCAGATTCCTCCCTGACGAATTGTTGGGCCTCCGTGTAAATACGGGGTCCTTCTCTGCGTCTTGGGGTCGCTTAGGGTGTGGGGAAACACAGTGTGGTATTTTGATGGGTGCTCCCCCGACTTGGGGGCTCTTGTGTCTCGTCCACCTTTATTGGTTGGACGCGGCACAGAGTCTCGCTCGTGGCCTCGTTAAGGCTAGGATTTGTGGCGACGATCTTGTCGCTTCAATGTCCTCTGCCCAGCGAAGGGCCTACGAGGAGAGGGTTGCCAGTTGTCACGGCATCCTCTCGTCGGGTAAGCACTCTTATCATCGTACCCATGGTGTATTCCTAGAACAATTGTTTATAGCAAGTCGTGTAATCAAGAAGGTTCAGTTGGAGTCTAGCGTTAACATTACTGTTTTGCCCGGCTCCTCCTTCCTTTCTGATGAAATTGAGGACCTCCACCTCCTTAAAACGCTGCCACTCCGTCCGTTTGTATTACTGCAAACGTCCGTCGTGGCAGGGCGCCGGCAGGTCTCGAAAGGGACCTTGCCGACTCCCCTCGCGATTGGTAGTGTTTCGGATGGCCTGATGCGGGCTGGTTTCCCAGCTAACCTCATCGGGCGAGCGACCTGGGCCTTGTGGCCCGGTCTCCCCGGCTTCTTTAGGAAGCTTGGGGTCCCTCCGTTCCTACCGTCGTGTTTAGGCGGTGGCGGTCTGTTATGTCTTCCTGAGGGTTGGGACCTAAGTATCCGTCGATTCTCTCGAATCGTTCGGGCCTCGGTCGTCGCCCTTTGCTGTGGTAACGGGTCAGTGTCCTTTATGGACCTCACCCGTCTTCCTCCCCCTTTGCTAGTAATGGCATTGGAGGAGGCGGAAGAGCTGCTCCCTCGGCACCCTCATCGGGTATCGGGGAAGAGCCCCTCACCTTGGCTTGGCAAGATACCGTGGCACGATATGGGAACCCTTGCGGATTTCCGTATCACCGCGGCATTGGCTGCTCAGGAGAATTACTTGCTACAAATGCCCATGGAGTTCCTTGGGAAACCCTTGCGGGTTACCGTTGGCTCGTGGGCCCAACACGTTCACCAGAAACGCCTTGCTCTTTCGAGGAAAGCGTGGTGGTGCGCAGCCAACCGTGCCTCTTTCTCGCTCTTTAGAGCGGTCGAGAAGTATAACGGGTGGCCGCACGTGTGGTTGCCTGGGTCACCTGACCCAGACTATCCTGGTATTTATGGAATACCCATGTACATAGACTGTGCAGCTGTGCGGAAGAAGGAAGGCGAAATCGCCCTCCTTCAAGGCCGTCCTGGAAGGGACGACCCGTCGACTCTCC